TTGCTTCTAATTCTGCCCTGAATTCATTCGCTAGTCTTTTCTGTAGAGCCTTATTCCTTTTCGTTTGGTTAGACATATTTAAAACAGATCCGCTCCTAGGCTTTTTCTCATTCTTTACCTTAAACACCTTCCGTGTTAAAAATTTACGAGCCTTGTTTAAGAACCCAGGCATATCTATCTAAACCCAAGATTCTTTATAAAGCAGGATGGAGTGGGTTATACCGCTACAAAGATTAGAAGTTACAAAAGTTCAACTCGGACCTCTGATCAATGGCCCTAAGCCGCTCGCATCATTATCTTATATTGACGGTCAAACGCAATTTCCTTCACTTTCTATTTTATTACCGCACCTTATCGTAAAAAGCTATGACAGCAACACGGGGAAACTTGCCCTAATCCTACAGCCTGCGCAGGCTCTACAGAAACTTCAGGCTCTTCAAAGCACATTGTTAAGTTATGTCTATACGCAACAAGCCGCGTGGTTCAATCAAGAGCATCGGGAGATGGCTGAATTGGCTCGCCTCTTTCAGCCTATGATCGAGGGAGATGTTCTCCATTTATATTGTCCAGTAAGTGTGCAGGACAAGAAAAATGGAGGTGTTGACTCTATTATTGTGTATCGGTCGACCCCAGGGTCCCCTATTCAGGCACATCAGGGTGTGCGACCCACCTTTTTACAACCGGGAGACCTAGTTCGCGTTGCTCTTCGTATTCAGGGTCTTTCTTTCCATACGCATCCAACATTCGGAACATGGTCGGGGCGGTTTAGACTACAGCACAAGATTATGGCATTGTTTATTAAGGCTGCTTGATGGTTGGGCTGCATTCAGCTCAACTGTCGGTGGTTGGGCTGCGGAGGATCCTCAGCTCAACTGTCGGTGGTTGGGCTGCGGAGGATCCTCAGCTCAACTGTTGTAACGAGGCGACCGACACCGCCATGATCCCCAGGAAAAGAGCGCCGTGTAACATGAAGAGAACATAGCGCTGGAACATCTGAGGATTTGCCTCAAGATAGTAGGAGGCCATAATGCCAAAGGCACCAATCAGAAAAAAGTTCGCAATGCCCATTGACTGGATTTGCGACATTGTCATTTTCTGAGAGTCCTTATTAGCACTATTTACAGTGATGAAAACCATAGTTGTCGCCACTGTAGCTAGCATTCCAAAGAGGAGAAGGTATCCAACCATATCTGTCCACTGCATATCTATCCAGTGCTACGAAATCTAACAGCCTTTTGAAAGGCGGCAGTTGAAATGATCTGCACATGCGGTAAGAAAAAGAGAAGATAGAATGCAAATGCCATAACAATAATTAATAAAGGTATGAAAATGCGCGTCCAATATAGATTTGCTGAACGCTGACTTGATGCCATCTATTTATATACAATAAGAAGAATGGTGAGACTGCAAACAAGAAAGAAAAGAAATGCTATCACGCAAGGCTTAGGCCCCTATCAATGCCACCCCTCTATGAAGCATGATCGTCCTGCCGAGGGGTGCTTACCAAAGGCTGTTCTAAGAAAAATCGCTGAATCTGTAGGCATTAATCCGAGTGCACCAAAGCTCCGTGCGATCCTAGAGCAGAAGCTCCAAGTGGAACCGAAGAAGGAGTGGAGTTTTCTAAAGGCCAGCCCCTTACCTGATGAAGACAAGGCTGCATTGGCGAAGCAGTATCTACGGCCCAAACAGCCTGATGCGTGGGTCTCTGATCCAGATATGTGGCTCGACTCTAATAACATTGAAGAGGTGATGAAACAGTATGAAGACGCCTATCCCGATTTTGAATTCATGGGCCCCTATCCAATTGATTTTGGTGCGCCAGATCCGTATGCAAAGGGGCAGAAGAAGTGTCTGATTAATGAGATGTGCGAGCTCCGTGTTACAGACGCTATTAAGAATGGCACTAAACACATTGGTGTTATCTATAATCTGGATCCACACTTCAAGGGTGGTAGCCACTGGGTCGGCCTGTTTATCAATCTGGAGAAACACATGACGAATTATTTTGATTCTTATGGAATGTATCCCCCGAAGCAGGTCGCGAAATTCATGAAGTGGCTCACGGTCCAGGATCCCAAGATGAAGCTTGGCTACAATGGGCGCCGATTCCAGCAGAAGAACTCAGAGTGTGGAATGTATTCTCTGTATTTCATCATTCGCATGATTCAGGGCGACAATTTCCGCGCCTTTTCTCGTCAGGCCCCTCCCGATGAGGAAATGCTGAAATTACGGCACTGGATCTTTTCAACTTGATTTTGGCGTGGTAAAGGTGTCGGGTCTAAAAAGACATAACGTGAATGTAGAGTATGGCAGATCCCAATAGCGACTTCTTTTCAGGCCGCAATGAGGCCATGTTAGACAGACTCCTTTATTCTGACTTCCAACGTCGTCTCGGTGGCGATCTCAATGAAAAACAGAAGGAACGCCTCGTAAAGACAGTTCGCCACTATATGGGCGAGGTCTATGAAAATCTGGGTGCGAAGCCTGTTCCTGTTCTGAATAAGGAGGTTCTCTCCGCAGTTGTTCCTGATTTCCAGGCCTATCTTCGTAGAAGCCAGGGCCTGCCACCTACAACAGGCGCGGAGGACCGTGTTCGCATGGACACGACGAACCGGTTCAACCAGCTCCAGACAGAGAGACAGGATGTGAGGCCGTCACCTCCTTCTGCCCCTGACTTCCGCATCGCTCTCGAGGACGGGCCCTCTACTGCGATCTCTCTCTTTGAGCAGATCAAGAAGCAGCGGGAGGCGGAGGCGGCGCGTGAAGCTGCTTCTGCCTCTGGGCAAGCGGTGACCACCCTTGCTGTCTCCAACGTGCCCAATCCTGGCATCGCCTGGAGTGAATCCACCGACATGTTCAGACAGACTGCAACGGAGGCCAGGGCGAGAGATGAAAATGCGCTTGTTGAGAGAACTGTTCAACGGCAGCAGCAGGGGCAGCAGCAGATGGCGCCCCCTCCCGACCCTCGTGCCTTCTTCTTCGGTAACCAAGGTTCCGGCCTGGCCGAGACGAATCCTACAGTGGCTCTACCTGAGGCTATTCGCACTCGCCCTTCTCTACCCCAGGACATTATCAAGAAGCAGGATGATATCGTGTCCTATAGAGAAAATGAGTATAATCTCTTTCTCTATAGCTCCGACCGTGACTGGGTGAGCAACTCGACCGAGAACCGCTACAATTTCAGCGTAAACTTTGACCCTGGCAATAACGGCACAGGCACCTATTACTCGACGGCGGCTCAGATCAAGTTCAAGAATATTGTCCGCATTGAGTTCGTAAAGGCTATTCTACCCACGGAGGGCCTTGAGATCCTCGCGACACAGGAGTCTGACCTCAGTTTCAACACGGATCTGAATGTGAATATTCTGTCCTTTCCCTACCTCATGCTCCGCATTCCTGAGCTGGACACGAACAATTTCGGCACAAATCCTGCTCTCGACTCTTCATTCGGTGTTCTCCAGTATGATGGTAACTGGATCTCTGATAATTCGGCTCTGAATAGGGCCTATGTGGCCATGATTCCGAAGTTCATGAAGTGTCAGAAGGTGTATTACCCCACGCCCCTCGCCACTCTTCAAAAGCTCACGATTCAGCTACAGAGACCCGATGGCAGCCTGGTGAGTGGTAATCTGGATACACTCGATATTAGCGGATTCACCTTTTCTTCACAGATAAGCACGTGGCCTGTAAATCCCGCAACTACAACGAATACTCTCTACGTGGACACGAGTGGTTGCTATATCTGGGTTCAGACAAAGTCGTGGTTCAGCAAGTTCATGGTCAGCCAGGGTGATCGTGTTATCTTCAAGAATGTTGAGCTCCCCCTCTCACCCACGACGGCACAGGCAGACTTCCTCAGCTATATACAAAAAAGCGCGGGGCATATTGTTGTAAATGTGGGATATTACAGTGTTTCAAAGGGATGGACAACAGGTGCAAATACTCAGGGATATTGTAATTATATGATTATACGCAACCAGTTCGCAGATCCTACAACTGGATCTGAAGGACTGGCCTATTATGGTGGATCTGAGGGAGCAAATGACACATTCCTCTCTTCATTTGAGGGCATCAGAGTAAGTAGGGGGCGATTCATCAATATGAATCACCAGACACAGGTGGTTCTGCGTGTTATCACGCGTGATATGGACTCGGCGAGCCGTCTACGGCCTGATAATCTGATTTAACTTCTCTATTTATGATGTTTACTTTCATTTAAGAAGGCTTTTTAGCTTCCTTATATGACAGAATTAAGTCGCGACGTCATTGTTGGTATAAAGGGATCCACTGTCTAAGAAGAGATGGAGTGGCCAAGCCAAGTTGAAAAGGTGTATGTGATCTGCCACCCTGTAAAAGAAAAGGAGAGATACGATCGCCTCTTGCCTCATATGCTGGAAAGAGGAATACCCAGAGAGCGCATTGAGTTCGTGGCACCTCACTGGGGAACCGATCTGACTGCTTCGCTTATCTTTCAGGTCTGGGATCCCTTCTTGCCGCGCGACTGCCCCACCTTGACATTCAAGGGACGGAGCCTCACGAAGCCCGAGATTTCTCTGAATCTGAATTTTTACTATGCCATGACGGCGGCGGTTGACTCTGGTGCCAGCGTGGTCATGACGCTGGAATCAGATATCTTTCTACGGGATGATTTTGTTCCTAGACTCTGGGATTTACTGAAGGATCTGGAGACTCGTTACACTAGCGCAAGCGGTAATGGAGGCTGGGATTATGTGAGTCTTGGAGAGGGTGTTGGGACACGGCCACCTGGAGCCCCAGAGTCCATGTATGCGCCGACGAAGGCCTATGTGCCGCCGCACCAACTTGTCTTTCGCTGCACGGACTCTATGCTCTTTCACACAAAGTTCTTGAAAAAAGTGGTGAAGACGTATCTGCCGTTTCGGGAGATCATTGACTGGGAGATGAATTATCAGAATATGATCCACGGTGGAAAGGCGTTGTGGGCTGATCCTCCTCTGGCTGAACAGGGGACGTGCTATGGGCGCATTTTGACGAGTTTACCTGCTTGAAGCGTCGTGACTTTATGTCCAACGACGCTAACGACGCCGTCGTGACTTTATGTCCAACGACGCTAACGCGGCTAAACGCTAACGGTGAGACTTAAAAATAAGGAAGCTCGAAGAGCTTCCTTATTTTTAAGATCCATCACCAAATTAGTCGTTGGACATTTATTTTAAGGAAGCTAAAGCTTCCTTAAAATAAAGTCAC